TCTGTTTGGACTTTTAATGCTGTAAGCATGGCTCTAGTTTTTTTAACTTTAAACTCAAAACTAGGTGCACGTGTGCCACCTTTCATCTCACCTTCAGTTGTAATGAAATGATCAAAAGCAGCGTCAGCAAAAGCAGCAGCTTCAGGATAATCTGAAGTTTTGAGCTGTACTAAAGGTGAACCAAATAGATAATTGAATGAATCTTTTAAAAAAGGAACATTTCTGATTCCGGGAAGGTTACCGATATTACCTGTCAAAATATTAGCTGTTGCTTCACCAATAACAGGAATTTTATATATTCCACCTTTATAAAAAGCCGCATCAGCATGCTCTTGTGCTCGTGTTAATTTAGCAGCACTGAGAGAACCACCTGAAGTATCAACCGCTTCAAATCCTACTAAATTACCTTTTTTGTCTACTTTAAAATTAAATCCAATTCCATCTAAAAAATCTCTTGAGAATTGTTTTAAACTATTCATTTCTGAAATATTAATTAAAGTTTTTCCAGCTCCTGTAACTCCAAAAAATGCCATTCCAAAAGCCGTATCTATAAATGTATTTTTTAGAAAGTCTGGAAGATTTCCATCTACCTTATCCATTTCAATTGCACCTTCATGAATAAGGCTTGCACCTAAAATACTAGGCGTACTTTTTAATGAAGCAGAAATAAATCCAGCACCAACTTTTGCTTTAGTAGCAATAGCAGTTAATGGAATCATGTTTTCTAAACTACCAACAGTAAGACCTGCGATACCACCTAATATCTTGCCAAGCGTTGAACCATTTTGAAGTTCTCGTGTTCTTTGTGCTTCTTCATTAATACTATCTAATGTGTAATTAAAATCATTGGGATTTTTTGTAGCCATTAACTTAGGCAAATATTTTGGGTCAATGTTATTACTTAATTTTTCAATTTCTTGTTTAGGTGACCAACCATCTGGGGCTGGATGATAAAATTTATCATTTACTTCAGGATAAAGATATTGAACTTCAATTCCAGCTGGTTCTTTTAATGGTGCATTTGCTTTATGTAATAAATGTGAAACAGAAGATAATTCCTTGAATTCATTAACAGCTGTTTTTAAAACTCCAACCTTTTCTGGTTCTACAGGATAACCCGGATAGCCAATGCCTGAATCTTCACCTTCTTTTGTTGGTATGTCCATTGTAAATGGATTTTGAGGTATGAATTCAAAAGAAGAATCAATTTGTTTTTTAGGAAGATGAATGTCACCCGCAGCTGATTCAATTACATTATCTTCATTCATTATGCTCTACCTATATAATGATTAATCTTTCTTTGTTTGAAACGTTTATCAATATCTTCTTTATTGGGTTCATACATCGTTACACCAATATGAGGAGCAACTAAAAATAAACTACGTATACCTGTTGGCGTGTCAACTACCACATTCCATTGATTTCCAGCTTGACCAGCTAATTTAATAGGATAACGGTATTGTTTGCCATTAATGTGTCTTATAGCTTCTACAACACCATTTTTTACAGGAAGCGTTTCCCAATAATCTGTAGGATGTGTTTTTTTGGCTTTTGAAAAAGCAACATCAAGTTGATTTTTTAAATCTTCTTGCACATAAGGTGTAACATCATTACCTTTATAACCTAAATATCTTTCAATAGGTGAATCAGTAAATTGTCTATGTCCATTAACATAGGTATCGCCATAATGTTGATCAACATAATCTTTTGTCATTTTAACAGCAGCGGTGTAATCACCGCGTGTTGCGATGAAGTTTGAGTTAAGTTGATTGTAAATATCATTACCATATAAAACTGCAAAATAATTCCCACCAAATTTTGTATCCGGTTTTGTTAATGTAGCATCTGATTTATGACCAACTTCATCTAATGCAAATTTATATAATGGTTTTGTTGAACCTAAGCCACCAGCACCTTTACTTGAAAGAATTAAATTCCATGAATTATCTAATGTCTTTTGCATCTTCTCATCAACATTAGATAAATTATCTGTAATCTGTCGGGCTAAGTCTGTATCTGGCATTGAACCACGTTGCTGGTGAAATAATGTAGCAATGGCTTTTGCTTTTTGTGAAACACCAGCATAAACACGTCCTTGCTCCATATTGTCTAACATTTGCATTTGATTACTTGCTGAAACAATGTTAGCTGGATTTCCACTCAATAATTTATTTTCTAATGATTTTTCAAAAACTGGAACTCTACCGCCAGCAGAAGCTGCAACTTGAACTTCAGCTTCATCAACTGTAATTGGATTATTTTCTTTTTGTTTTTGTTGTATATATCCATTAACTTGTAAATCAAAGGCTTTGTTGATTGCTTTATCACTTAATCTTGCAAAATCACCTGAATTATTCCAACCTGTAAGAGCTTTATTAACATTATCTTGTTGCTGATTAAATTCTTTAACAGCATTCACATAATGTAATTGTGCTTTTTCATAAGCTTCTGGAGAGACATTTTGTTTTAAATCTTGCAATTGAAATTGCATATCAGAAGCTAAAGGATTTAAAGCAACACTAGTTTTGAATTTAGTCAGTCTTAAATTTTCGTCTTGTTGACGTAAAGAATTCTGTTGATTGATATATCCTAATAAGTTTTGAATTGAGGACTGGTATTCTAGATCATTAAGTTTTTCGTATCCCGGTACTTTTTTATCTGCTAAATCTGAAAGGAACTTTTCTTCTCTTTTTTCAACACGTGCTTTATTGTAATCATGAGCCAATTTACCATCATAATAACTTTTCTTAACAGTATCGAGATTGGTTTTAGCATCATCTGCATGGATAATTCCAGATTTAACCAAAGATTCATTTGATCTTCTAGCTGCTTCAATTGCAGATTGACCCGCTTTTTCATCGTCTTTCATCCCAAATGTATAAGCATTTTCTGAACTTGTTTTAGTGAACAAAGCATTACTATGTGCTTGGTCTTGTTTACCTTCACGAATCATACGCTCAGTTAAATCTGCTGTTTGAGCGATTTGTAATTTACCATACTGGAATTCTAGTTGTGATTTAATTTCTGTTGGTGCGTTTTTAATTATGTTTTGTAAACCTAAACTGATTTTGTTATTTGTTCTTTGAATCAATTCTGGTGTTATACGTGGAACCTTTGCAAGTTCCACATTTGAATCTGTAATCAATTTGTCTGCTTGTAGACCAAGTGTTGCATGAGCTTGTGCTTGATATGCTTTTTCATAATCAACATCTGCTTGTGTTAAAGATATACCAATATCGCCTTGTGGATTCTTACCAGCCTCTGCACCAAGCTTTTGAGAAAGAGCACTAGAAGATTTAGCTGCGATAGTTGAGCCAATAGAGGACATCCAATTGCTTGCTTCAGCGTAATTACTCACAGCACCTTGAATATCAGGCACAGCAGCAGTTTCTGCACCGACTTTACGATTAAGTGTTTTCAGTTCAGCACCCACTGGAACTTGACTAACCTTATGTGAGAAGTCTAAATCTTGCATTTGTTAATTTCCTATTAAGCAAAAAACTTTTGGAAAGATTGAGTATTAACACTATTCAATGAACGCTGTGCGAATGATTGCCATAACTTAGTATTGGAAGTCATGTTATTCAAACGTGACATTGCAATGCCAGCTCTCAATTGGTTTTCTTTACCTAAGAGATTTAAACGTCTCATACGTTCATCAGATTTGGATTCAGATAATGATTCAGTCATAAAACCTAAAGCATTGCCAGCGCCTGTCAGAGTTCCTCTAGAAGCATTTGTCGCAATCTGAGTTCCTAAGTTCTGCCTTAAGGATTTTAAAGCCTGTAGCGATTCATCTTCAGCCTGAAGGCGAATCTGATTGATGTTAGATTCAATCCCAGCTTCTTCAACTCGCTGTCCCATAGCATTCAAGGCTTCTTGATGTTTAGTGCCCATGTAATCCACAATCATTCCGGCTGCTTGCATTGCGAGTAATAGTGCAACTGGCATAGTCAAATTCCTTCTCTTAAACTTCTTCTGAATAAAACACGCCTAGCAATATGATATTAAATGGGTCTGAATGTTCAATTGTAAAAGTTGGAAAGTTAAAATCATCCCAACCATTAAATATGCCCATCTCAAATATCCCTTGTGCTGGCACAGGTGGAACACCAATTGGCACTTGATTAAATGGTTGAAGTGCAATTGGCACACCGTTAATTGTACCACCGATTGTTTGATTAAACATAAACCTCACTGAACGTGTATGCGAAGGTTTCGTCAACATCGACATTTTATTTGTATTACCCATTGCTATGCTCAATGGCATTGGTTCAATGATGGTATTGATGGGAAATCCTATATAAGCTTCACTGACTTGTGTAGCTACTCCATGCGCAATGAAGTTAATTTGATTACTGACGTTATTCTCACCTGCTGAATAGAAACCAAATCCATCACCCACCATTGCTACATTCTGGCAATTAAATAACGTTCCTGTTGAAACCACTGAAGTCGCTGAACCGGAATAAAACACAGCACAATCTAAGAATGTATCAAAAGTTAACTCTTCCAATGTAAAGATTGTTGACAATGTCCACGGTACAACTGTGCTTGATGTACCTGCACTGGTGAATGAAAGTTGATTCACACCTGCTAGTGCATCAGCTTGGTCTAAGAATACTTGGAAATGATTTGCATCAACTCCAACTGCCCAAAAGTAATTAGTTGTTGTAATTGGGGGTGTTCCAGCTGCTGTTGCAGGTAATGTTCCCGATGTGGTGAATGTAATTGCTGTAGGCACGTTTGTAGGAAAGTTACTGCTTGTTGCAACCAAATTAGATGGTGTAGAACCTGACGCTGCTGTATAGCCACTAATGGCTGTACCTGATATCGCTGCTGCAATTTCACGTTGACATACAAACCAGCATCTTCCATCAGTGGAGCTTGCAGCTTGTAAGAATGCTGCATCACCATAGTATTGCTCCATGATCTGACCAGTCATGCCTGAAACGTTTTCTGATATCAATGTTTGGAAAACAGCGAGTGAGCCATCTTCATTAATGATAAATACAAAGCGACTACCAGCACGTGTTAAAATCTGAAATGCAGTTTCATCAACTGGATTATTGATTAATTGTTCATTAATGATAGATACAATCGTTGACGTATAAGCATTATTAATGCCGTCCCAAAGCATTTGATGTGCATCATTACCAGATAAAACCAAAATCTGATTATCAACCGCTTGAGGCTGTAGAACATCTGCTGGCGTTGCATCTTGTAATTGTAGAGTGAAATTATTGGGGGTGATTGCAACAACATCAGATAATGGACTTGAATAGATACCTGTATTTGTATGTGCCGTGATACTTCGATAAGGCACGATAAACTTAATATAATTCATGTTATCAGACTGAGGATAATAACTAATTGCGTCATCATCATCCGTTGTCAAATCCCCAAAGTCTAAATAATCATTACTAACACTTGCCCATAATCCATTTGGTAAACTTGTAGAATTGGCAAATAGCGCTCGTCCTTGATAGCTTGAGCAAACTTGAGGCCACCCGCGTGCAGTGCTCCATGCTGGCTCTGCTAATACACACAAATTTCCCGGTATTGCTACACTTGCAACAAATGGATCTTGAACGAAAACAGTGAAAGATGTGGCGCTCGCAACTGCTGTAATACGGCCTGAACCACCATTACCAAAGAATGCACCTCCAACATAACTTGAATTTAATTTTGAATAGCCACTACCAGAAACTGTGACTGTGATACTTCCTGTTGCAGCACTGGGGGTAAAAGTTAGATTATCATATGATAAAATTACACTATTAAAATCATATACAGGTGGTCGTGCCCAATTAGTCGGGAAAGTATTTCCTAATGTCCATGTATTTAATACAAGAACTGTTGTAGTTCCTGTTCCTGAACCTGTAATTGCAAAAGCATTTGTTGTATTGCCTGTGAGTAAATAATTTTTTGCATCTTGCGAATTCGTAAATATTGCAGCAGTAGTGGTGGATGTTGCTGCTGCAAAATAAGTAACGCCAACAGCTAATGGTGGTACTGTTTGTAATATAGTTCCACCTGAAACTGTGAATTGAATTGGATAAACAGTATTTGCTGTAAAACCCGCGCTTGTTAAAGTAAATGTCGTTGATGTATTGGAAGTGATTGTAATACCAGAATTAGGTGCTCTGGTTAAATCCATTGGAACTGCACCAAGGGTTGTAATTCTAAATCTACCACTAAAAACCGTAGTGATTGCATTATAGACTTGATTTTGTAGATAAGAATTAGAAACTGTTGCAACAAGAATGCCTTCAAGATAAATATAAATGTAGCTTGGTAATATCACAATCTGATATACACATTCATTTAAATATTGAAATGTTGCAAAATAAAGTTGATTAAAGTTTGTGATATTTGAAATTGTTGCTTGATACAGAGTTCCAAAGCGTTTACCAGCTGCACCGGTTGGATACGTCAAAACATTCTGTGCTGTCTTTAAGCCATTTTGATATTCATTAACCGTACAACGCGCATACATAAATGGTGATAATTCACCTTTTGTGAAAATATCTTGTGACCATAATGTATAAGCCATTGCATAATCCTATCCAATTTGAGGGCCAATAATGCCGGTGATATTTCTTTTCGTGAGCATTGGGATTTCCCAGTCAACAAACTGAGGTCTATTCTGTGCATCTGTTGCAGCTGCAATTGCCCATGCCACATTTTTTTCTTTTCTTAATGCTGCAAAGTATTCTGGCTTTTGAGCATTACTCAAAGAACCATAACAAGCTAATTCATAAATGAAGTAATCAACAAAATAAGATGGCCATTGATATATCGGAACATAATATGCAAATTCCATATAAATAGGTGTTTGTACACCCCAGTTACACCAAATCTGATTATTAGCATAAATCTCATAAACATAATTTTCAGGAATGATACGTATATTTTTGAGATAACCAGCAGGTAATAAATAAATTTGATTGAAGTTTGTTTGTGGTGGCGGAACTTCGGTTGACAAAGTTAATTGTTGAATCTGAATCGCAAAACGCCAATTTCCTGTTCCCAAAACTTTTTGAGCTTGTGTATCAAAAATCTGATTCAACGCTGTAATCAAATCATCTGAATTATCGAGAGTCTGGATAGGTTTGTGGCCTAGCAACCCACCTGCTAGGCTTATGATTGACGTCCTTGTGTATGACAATTATAATTCCTCCTCTCAAAACCTAGGTTAGCTACCGAAAAGCGGAGTCATTACCCGTCTGGTTTTGTCTAAATAATGATAACCCTAATGAGGTTTTTATGTCATCTAATATTTGCAATGTACCATTCTGTCAAAATCTTAAAAAGAAAAATTCTGGTCTGTGTTCATCTCATAATTATGAAAATTCAAAATTTAATCAAAAAATGTTTAAAGACTTATTACCAATATGGGCTGTTAGGCGTTGTAAAAAGCATGGTTTATTAAGATTATCTGATACTAATTCAAATAAAAATAATAAATTTGTTTGCAAATATTGTACTAAAGAAATAAACAATAAAAATTATAATAAAGAATATCAACGTATCTACATGAATAAAAGATATGAGCATAATAAATTTTTAAGATTAAAAAAAATATATGGAATTTCTAAAACACAATATTATGAGAAATTAGAAAATCAAAATTACATTTGTGCAATCTGCAAAAAAATTAGATTGAATAAACCATTGGCTTTAGATCATTGTCATAAATCTGGAAAAGTTCGAGATTTTTTATGTGGAGCATGTAATAGAGGATTAGGTTTTTTTGATGATAATTATGAATATTTAATTTCTGCTGCTGAATATATCCGCCACCATAAAGGTGGCGGATAATAGGACAGATTAAGAGTTAGTGGGCAATATTCGATAACTAATCCAGACCTTGAAGGTCGAATCGCCTGATGCAAATGCTTGTGTTGCATTAGAAATATATACAGCAGCATTTGCAGCGCTTGATATAGCAGCACCTGTTGATAATCCCCCACCAATTCTAAATAAGGTAGAAGCAGCAGCACCTGTATAGTCACTTGCAGCTTCCGTGGCAGAAGCAGCTGCACCAGCTAAATGTGCTGAGCTACCATATTGTAATCCGACTGCGCCACCTGCTGTAAATTGTGTTGTACCGAAAGTCATATTCAATATGACATCACCAACGACAATAACTTTATTAGCACCTGGTGCTGCAATCACTTGAACTGGTGTTGCATACATACCATTAAATTGAGTAGCTGTTAAACTGACCTCAACAACATTTAAATAAGTTGTATTCAATAAGAGTGATGTGCCACTAAATGCTAGACCATTACCTAATGTTATTTCTTCGACGTTTGCAGCGGAACCTGTTGGATTACCAATTAAAACAGAGCCTGCTGAGGTTTGCTGAATCTTTGCATAAGTAACAGCATTTGCTTGAATGTTAGCTGTACCAATAGATGAAGTTAATCCCATTGATGCAGTTGTAACGCTTGTGGAGCTTACAGCTGTAACAACTAATGCCATAGAAGTATCAGTACCACCACCTAAAATCATGTCACCCACGCTTAAGAATGGGTACATACTTAAAAAGTAATTAGATGCTTCAATTGTTGCAACTGTATCGTTAGGTGATAAGTAGCAAAAAAGATTAGGTGCATTTAATACTGTAGATGAACCGCCATAAGGGACTACTGTTTCTTGTCCTTGGTTTAAGGACGCTGAGGCATTTGCCCAGTTTGCTAATGTAAAAGCCATGTTTAAAACTCCTTAATTCATTTTTTCCAAAATTCAATTAGCCAACAAGTTCATCACAGTTGATTTGGATAATACCCAGATTATCAATTGTAATTGCGCCAGCGCTGAAAATACCATTTACTAACCATGATGTTTCACGAGGTAAATAGTTAATTTCAGTCCTAAAATCATGACCAATACCCATACCAGTTGATTGCTTATGCCAGAAATACGTCTGTCTTATGTTTGGAGATGCAAAAGGTAACCCACCTTCAAGCATATTCGGGATGATAATAATATTAATACCAAGATAATCTCTAACGAAGCCTTTATCTAATGCACGATTCTGTGTATAGAAGGTCGAGACGAATTGATCAGCTTGTAACAAGCTATTTAAGCTACTTGCTGACATTGCTGCAAAGCGTTCTGGCAATGGAACAGCATTATTATCAAAAAACTGTACAGCTTGTGTGTATTTGAAATAAGTCATATTGGTTCCACCATCAACGATGGTTTGACCGGGACTTACACCAAGCGAGTTAATGATAATTTGGTCTGAACGACGGCCTAATGCGTTAGCGACAAGCATCGCGTTTTCCATCTTTGCATCGAAGTTAACTGTCAATTCTTGAACTGAGTCAACAGCAGTAGGTGCAGTGTACTTTTGCAATGTTGCTGAATATTGGCTATAGCCCGGGTCTTGAATAGTAACTGTTTGTAAGTAACCCGTTGGCACGGCTTGAATTTGGTTCACTTTACGGAAAGAAACGTTTGCACCGATAACATCGCGTCTGACACGAACTGTATCGCGGAGCAAGAAACCTAATGATTGATATTGTGCTTTAACAAGGGCATCAAACTCGACCTGTTGCACGGCTGTTAATGATGTGGACATGGCAAATCCTCAAATAAATTTACAATTAATAAGTTAATTAATCGTCATTTTTATTTAAGGGCTTTGCTTTTATTCAGATTGTCCTCATGTTAATGAGGGTCTAAAGAAAGTTATCCTTGTTAAAATAACTGTATACAATTATAGCAAACTAACCACCCATTTTGTCAATATATCCATCTGGTGTATTTTTGACTGCAATTTCCATACGTTTCTGCCAATCTTTTCGATATGCTTCATCTTTTGAATATTTATCCAAGTTTGCAGACATCTCAGCTTTTAATTCATTCACAGAGGAAGGTTGGCTTGCTGCTTGTGATTGTGTTGGTACCTGAACTTCATTTGACATAAATTTTCCTCTTAATTCTTCTAATGCTTTAAAAGCTTCAGCGTTTGTTAAACTGGATGATATTGCATCATATGAATCTTTAGACAAATTGGATTTTGCCCAGTTATCTACAAGTTTCACTCGATCTAATGCGTTATCGCCAATTTTTTTAATTTCCTCATTATAGTCAACTGAAAATTCATCCATGTATCTATCAACGGTATCTAGCATCTTATCGATAACTTCTTGAGGCACACGCTTGTCTTTTGCTAACTGCTTTAGTTCATCAAATGGAGTATAATCAGGATCAAGATACCGAGAATTAAACTTATATTCATCTGGTGCCACTCCAACTTTTTTTTCAAGTTCAGAATAACTCTTTGCCATATCAGCTACTGTTTTGAATTTATCGGGCAACCAATTAGGTTTCTGTCCTGTGCCTTGAATCCCTTCATCAATAAACCATGGCGATTCAACTTGTTTAGTTTCTTCAGATATTTGTTCAGTCATTATTTACCTGCTGCAATTCTTTGTTGATGTGATTTTAATGCTGACATGATTAAACGCGGAAATTCTTTTAAACCTTCACCCCAGATAACATCTATTTGATAAGTGGGCGTGCCAAGCCTAGCAAGTCCGGGAATGACATAACGTTCTTTGACAAGTTCAAGCCAGCGCTTACCTTGTTCATTCATGCCAAAGACTTCATATGTCAATTTATCAAATTCAATAATTTCAGGTTTGTTTTTAAGGTCATCAATATTTTTCTGGTATTCTTTAAAATAGTTTTCTTGTTCTAAGATAGGGTTTTTATCTTCTTCCATTCATTACCTCTTTTTTAAACTGCGATTGGATTTTGTTGCTGTTGACTTTGATCAACGCCTGCTGGATTTGCTAATTCCATCAAGCTTTGCTTGTTTTGAACTTGCTGCATGATTTTTTCAATTTCACTTGGCTTATTCAAAAGTTCAGTATCAATCTGTAGCCATTCAGCTAATTTATAAGGCGTGGTCTTTGGATTAATATAAAGCTGAGTTGCATCCGGCCCCATAATGCCCTGCATGATCTGAACAAATGAAATAAACTTTTCAGCTTCAGCACGACCTTTTGCTAATGCTAAAGGTGATTTGTATCTAAACTTAATGGGTAATCCACCAATATTTGGATAACGCAAAATACCCATTGAATTTAAGATATATGCAAATCTTTTAATGATAGGCCACCCCATTTCCTGCTCCATGCGTGAGAACAAGGGACCTATCTTTTCTGCAAGCGTTGTTTGTTTGATAGCAAGTTCGTAAGCTGTCTGAGGTTGCACACTTCTAGAATCTTGCGGTTGTTCAGCAAAAAGAAGCTGCTTAATCTGCATACGTAAATCAGCAACAGTCATTTGAGCAAATTCAGGCGATGCAGAATTTGGCAAAGGAATAAGAGGAACCTGACCATCACTAGCAACAGGAGAGATAGGAATAATCGTAAAAGGTTCCAGCTTAAATGTGTGAGGATTAAAAATAGAATCACTAAAGCCCATATAAGGCCGGAACGTATTAAGATTTGCAGAAGCAAGCTCTACCCTCGCCATTTCATTCAAACTGATAATAGAAGGCAATGCTTCCATTATTGGACCGCGTCCCCAAGTTTCATTGTTGCATTTCTTCCAGCGCCATACTATGCCGGGTGATGAATCTAACCATTTCACATAAAGCAAATCATTATCAGCCCATACCGCATAACAATATTTTTTAGGCGCATTACAAAAGTAAGCAACACCTTCATAGACATTGCGAATTACTGCATCAGGGTCACTTGCTATTAAAGCTTGAAGATTAGGAGTGATTAAAATTCCCGGCCATCTAGTATGAAGTTCAACTATCTTTAAGTTTTGCCAAGTCCTAAACCAAGACTCAATATTTCCATTAACAGCTTCTTCAATCGCTAATTTATCAGCTGGAATAGATGTGCAAAGAAATGGTTGGTCATCAGTATATTGATTAATGACAAGCGCAGAAGTTCCAACAGCTAAATCATAATAACATTCGTTAATTGTGACATCGAAGTTTGAAGCATGAATAAATGTAAACAATCGCTTCATATACTGATTTAAAATGATTTGCGCTTCTTCTAGGATTTGAAAAGCTTCAGGGTCATCTGGATTATCCACCATTGCTTTATCTACTTCTAAGAACGCCCATTGCGTTCTTGGTGGTGTCATTGTTTCATGAATCTTCGATACAAATGATGAAACACTTTCAACTGCTGTGGTGTCATATACACGTGTATTTTGAATAGTGCCCTGAAATTCTTTACCCGGCAAATAATAACGGTTTCGAAAAGGAATGGCATAAAAGTAAGATGCTTGTTGAATCGGTATCCAAAGATCAGCAACATACTTTGCAGAATTATAACGCTTACGCAGAATCTCTAACAATGAGTTTCCCGGCATTGGAACCGGTGGCATTCCTTGCGTAGTATCCATAGATTATATTATCCACCTAGTTTGGTTGCGGATTGTTCGCCTTCACTTCCAACACCTAATAAGCCAGCAGGTCTATAATTACGTCTTAATGACCTAATCTGTTTTTCATTAATTCGTCTTTTTTCGGCTTCTTGTTGATTTCGTGTTTCATCAAGTTGCTTTTTAGAAATTTCTGATTGTTCACGATATGCTTTGATTTGATCATTCATTATTTCATTTGCACGGTTTCTTTCTTTTGACCCGAAAGCTTTTTCAAGAATTCCACCAGCAGGTGAAACAATTCCTGTAGCAATTTTTCCTATCGTATCGAATATACCCATTTTTATTTCTCTCCTTAAATCCAAATGTGTACATAAATCGTTTTCTGTTTAAATTCTTCAGGCTTAATTTCACGATCAACATAAACCATACGCCAAGGTATCTTAATTTGCTTGCGTAATTCATTTATTTGAGAACGGATTTTCGACATGGGTATTAGCCTGCATTGTCTTTAGATCAGATTTTAACTCATTCAATTCTTTTTGTAACTCGATCTTTTCATGAACATTCATCCCAATGTTAATAGATTCCATCAATGCTTTTAATTCACCCGCGGTGAATTCACCTTGAGAGGCTTGTTTTAAGATTTCTCTATAATGTTCAATAGGACTGGCTTCAGGTGTTATATTGATTTTGATACGTGGGTTTTTGCTACTGACACCAAAGCGTGTCCAGCCTATCATTTTCCAATGTTCAAATTCATAATTTTGAATACCTAAAGGTAAATCATTTGATCTTATTCTAAATCCTTCTTTTTCCCATTCGCATCGAGCTAATAGTTTTGCAAAATAATATAAATCACTAAACCATTTATTATTATGTACCCAATAATAAAATGTGCTATCAGGTATTCCTGCTTCAACACAGAATGCTGCTAATGTTCCACGTTCGTAATCTAACATTACTTCTAACATTAATAATGAGTGTTTTTCTTCGTCAAACTTCACATTTTGTTTACCATGCCTAAACTTTTCATATAATTCTTTTGCTAATACACTTCGTGCTTTTCCTAGCAAATTTTCATTGCGTGCACTCATAACAA